GTAATGTCGATCTGCTGGGCGGCACGCGTAATTGACAGGCCGCTGCGACGTGCATTGACGGCAATCTCGGCCGCATCCGTCACCGCCTGGCGAATATCCAGCGCGCCAGCGCCTTCCAGACGCGCCAGCTTGGGTGCCACCTGGGCAAGCGCCGATAGCACAATACGGGCTTCCGGATCCTGCGCCTGGGCATACAGACGGATTAGCTTGTCGTTTGCGTAGGCCTTGGCAAAGATCGCGGCATTAAGGCGGTCGGCCGCCTGCTTGGTTGGTTGGCCATTGGTGTCGAGCAGGCTACCTTGCTCTGCTTGCGGCATCGCCTGTACAAACTGTCGAATTGCCTTGGATGTCACCGATCCATCGTCAGCAAACTCCAGAGCTTCTAGGTTGACGCGCTGCACATCATTATTGGCTTGTTCGACCGGCGACAGCTCCAGGTTGCCGACCGTGTTTGAGACGTCGCCAATATCGGCCGTCACAAACTCCTGCGGCATTACGCGCACCAGCACCGGGCTTGCCATGCCAGCAATCACCTGCGGGTCAATGCCATGCAGGGTGTCGCCTTCTAGCTCGCCCCGGTAATTGTCGGCGGCTGCCTTGTTGTAGGCCTCCTGCAGCCCTGCGATCCGGCCATTGCCCGCAATCGCACGCACGGCATCCACATTGGCGTCGTCATAGGCCTCATTAGGCGTGCCATCCGCTTTGTTCGACGGCAGCAATTCGCTGGCGTCCACCACGGCATACTGGATCGGAATACGGCGTCCATCGCTGGCCACCGCAATATCACTGGTGCCGAGCTGCGTTTCTGGGATCAAACCACCGGCCACGACGGGCGCGCCATTGGCAAAGTCCCTCGAGAACGACAGGCGGTTGTAATCCGGGTTGGCAGAAATGCTTGTCATTTGCGCAATCGATGACGGCGTGGCGCGGTTGCGGTTCTGCAGAATCTTCTCTGGCTCCGGCGCTACCTCCAGAGCTGGCGGCGTTACCTCAATAGCTTGCGGCATATCTCCAGAGTTAAGATCAGCCGGTTGATCTTGTTGCGGTACATCGGTCAATTCGATGTTGTCCGGAGCAGGGGACAGCTTGCTCGGCATCGTAGCCGTGCTGGCAATCAGATTGGCCACATTGGCGGCTGCATCAGCGGGTTCCTGGTCTGTTGCCACCGGCGCTGGGTTGCCGATGATCGTGATATTAGCTGGGGCACCGCTAACATTATTGGTTGCAGCACCGACGCCACCCCCCAGGATCGCGCCCAGCGCACCTTCATAGGCGGCGCGTTTGCCGAGCTGCTTGAGGCTAAAGTCTTGGCCATCACCGACGACTTCGCCGATATAGTTGCCGCTGGCTTCACCGGCTTCCTGCAGGCCTTCTTTGGCCATTGTTTTGACGGGCTGGCCAAACAGACGAGCAACCAGGTTATTGCCGAGCTGGCGCAGCGCTGGATCGTTGGCCATCTTCTTGGCAATCAGACCTTCTGCGCCACCGCCCGTCAATGCACCGACGCCAAGCGATGTTAGACCAGAGATCGCTGCGCCGGTGTATTTATCACCAAGGTCAGGCGAATCGATGCTTGTAAACGTATCACCAGCATTCATGGCAGCGCCGGTGCCGACTGCGGCAGCCGTGGCGGCCTTGCCGGAGTTGGCCAGTTTAGGCACCATCGTCACCGCTTTGGCTGCGCCGACAGGCAGTAACATCGATCCTGTCGTCGTGACACCGGCATCGATCGCGGCGCGTGGGTTGTCGATCACTACTGAGGCGAGATCGCCAATTCCCTTGGTTGGGTCATTCAGCACCGCATTGACGTTGGCTTTCTGGGCGCGCAGCTCAGGCGTGCCGATTATGTCGTCAATCGCCTGCATGCCTTCGGTCATCGAGTTCGATAGACCAGATCCGTAATTGCCACCCGTAACGAGCTGCGCTACGTCGCCGACGCTCTTGAGTGCCGTTGGTCCGATCTTGAGCGTTGCGGCCGCCAGGTCGCGCATGTCGTTGCCATTCGGGACGATCTTGCCCCAAATAGACTTCACCGCCTTGCTGTAAAAGCCTTCCTGATTGGCTGGCTGGTCGAGTTCCCCGGTAAATTCCGCGAGCTTTGGTTCCTGGATCAGTTCCCCGGAAAACTCTTTGAGTGCCATGCCTTACTCCATAATGTACAGTTTGCCGCTTGCGTCCTTGACCACCGTTTTGCCGGTTTTCTTATCCTTGCCAGCCAATGTGTAGCCCTGCGGAATCGTTGGTTCCATTGTCGGCGTGACTGGTGCCGGAGCTGGATTTTTGTTGCCTGGATTCGCACGACGTGCCCAGCGCGCATTGACCTCGGCCTGGATCTTGTCCTCAGACGCGCCCGGCATATCCTTTTCCACCTGGGTCACGATGGCGTTGTACGACTTGGCATTCGTGGCATCCACGCCCGTCGTCGATTGCTTGGCCGGGGCAATGCGTGTTGCGCCGCCACCGGTTGGCAATGCTGTCACCATAGGCGTCCCGTTTTCGTCCAGCGTGACTACGGGATTGCCCAGTCCGCTCCGCACGCGATCCGCACGGGCACCGCTTTCGCCAGCGTTAGCATTACGCTGATTAGCCAGCGCGCCCTCGCTGTTGTGGAATAGCTTGGCCATACCTGGGTGCGCCACGACAGCTTCACCGGTCGCCTGGTTGATCGAGTAACCGGAGTCATTGATATTGTCGAACGGGGCTTTACCACTCGTCGCAAAATGCGCCTGGGCAACGGGCAGGGCAAGCGCCGGATTCTTGATAATCGACTCCCTATGCTCGACGCCTTGCTCAGTTTCTCCAGCCTTGGAGAAGTTGTGCATGTACTGTGGTCCGGCGAGCTTAAAGGCAATGTATTGCGCCTTGCGGAAGTTATCCGTATTCGGATCATCGATCATGGCGTCAATGCCCATGCGGTGCTGATTCGTCATCTGCAGGCCACGGGCTTCTTCCATATTCTTGACCTTGCCCATGGTCGAAAGATAGGCGTCGCTCTTGTACTGGTCGGCCAGAGCGGCCGCTTTAATAGCGCTGCCAATGCCTTTGGCCAGGGAAGTTGCGCCTGCTGCGCCGCCGTCGATTGCAAAACTTGCCATGATTACACCTCTATCCAAATGCTGTTGGGTACGGAACGGACGTATTTAGAGCGCTGGTCGGCGCTAAATTTGCTGCGCCGCCACCAGCACCTGCGCCAGCGCCAGCACCAGCCCCTGCCTTGGCGGCTGCGCCAGCTTGTGCGCCGCCATACATCAGACCTGCGCTCCCGGCCGCGCTTAGTAGCTGGCCAGCGAATATCTTTCCTGGGTCGGTAAGTCCGGCCTGCTGTACCGCTATTTGATCCGCCCCAGCCTGTCCCTTGGAAAAGCTATTGAGCTGGTCAATCGCCATTCCCGTGTCCATCATGCGGATGCCTTCATTCATACGCAATCGATTGGCTGATGTCGTCTTGCCAAGTAATCGCGCCAATGCCTCAGCGTTTTTGAGGGCATTCGCATCCGATGCGGCCTTAGCAGTCGTGTAATCACCGGAGACGTTGCCCTGTGTCGTAGACTGTGCTGCTCGGATTGCCTGGCTCTCCGAGACCGGGGCAATTAGGTCTGCGGTAATCTGCGCCTCAAGTTGCGCCTGCTCTGTCATGCGGTCGTTTGGATTAAACTTGTTCGCCGTCGCCAAAGCCTTTGATTCAGCCTCGCGTTGCAGCTTCTCCTGGGCGGCCAGGCCACGACGGATCGCCTCTTGCTGGCGTTCCTGGGCTTCTGTTTGCGCCTGGTACTGAATGGCGGCACCGGCCACCATCGCCGCTAGTGCGGCATACGAGGCTATGGTTCCTGCGCTAATAGCACCTGCCATGATTTATTCTCCTGTAATCAGCGTCTTGACGCAGTCCATGCGGTTCGTCATCAGCAGTTCATATTCGTCGGTAAACTCGCGCTCGCATTGATCGACTGTCTTGGCATTGGTCGGAAACAGCATCGTCATGTCCACGTCGGTATGCGCCAGAAACATCTGCTTGCGGCCAGCGCTGCCCGGTAGCACCGTGTAACCCCGTAGCTCGATAGTTTCGTCGCCGATGAATACCGCGCAGTCGCCAGAGACGATCAACACCGTCGGCACTTTGAGCAGGGCACCCGTCAAGATCGTCCCGGCTGGCATGTGCAGCGTGCGCGAATACATGCCGCCGTGGATCAAATGCGCGGTTGGTAGATCGACTTGATCGAGAAAGCCCAGCGAGAGCTTCTCAATCATCTGCACCTTGTCTATGTCTTCCTGGCGCATTGCCGGGAGACAGGGCGACTCCGACGACTTAGCCGGTAGATATACCGCGTCAATCTTTGTCAGCTCAGTTCCGGCCATGTCGCTCACCTTATTTGCCCGTCACCACACCCTGGGTGCCGCCGGAGCGTGCATTCTGGGTGCCGATAAATTGGTTGTCCTGCATGCCGTTAAGCGCTGCATTGCGCCCCGTGATGATCTGATTCGTCAGATAAGCCTGCGACAGGTCATCAAAGAGTCCGCCAATCGTTGCGCCAGAGCGTGCCTGCGCTGCCTGGTTGGCATTAGCCGACAGGCCGTTGAGCGCCATCGACGCAGCCGTTCCGGTGTCAATACCGGACTGCGCCATGCTGATAAGGTTGCCGCGTGTCTGTTCATCACGGGCTTGTAGCTCAGCGGCTGCCGCATCAGCGATACCACCGGCTTGCAGCAAGCCATCATTCGTGCGTCGGTTGATCTCGGCCACGCTATCCACGTCAGCCGATCCGCCCAATAAGCCAGCACGCGCTAGGCCGAATCGGTTATTGCGCTCAGCCTCTTTTGCCTGGCGGTCTACTTCCTTGGTGTTCAATTCGTATACGGCTGTTTTCTGGTCGGCGTACATCTTCGAGCGCGAATTATTCGGGTCGCCATCCGCCCAGTATTCGTAAGTCTCAGGCACTTGCTGTGTAATCTGGTTGCCGTTTTCGTCGGTGCCCAGGTACTGCGTCACCATGCGCGTGCCGGTCTTTTTCACCTGGTTATTAAAAATGCTGTTGATCGTGTCTGTTGCAGCACGCACGCGAGCTTGGCGCTCCGCCTCACGCTGGCCTGCGCCGCCATCGCCGCCGCCACCGCCGCCGCCTTCCAGCGTCATGCGTCCGCCTACTGCGCGGAATGCGTTAATCGGGAGCATGTCAAAGTGGTTGTATCGCATGTTTATATCCTCACGCCGACCACGGCGTACTTCGTTTTGAACCCAAGTCGCGACCAAAGCCTGGCAACCGACTCGCGTGCCGCACCTTCAATCGATGTTGCCCCCAAAGACTTCATGGCATCCGTCAGTTGAGAGAACGTGTTTTCATTGACGACCAGGCGGCCGCCAATCGCAATCACAAAGGCCACCCGGTCATTTGCGCGGTTAATCATTTCCACGGCCGCGGCACCATGAATTTTCCCAGCATCGTCATAGCCAACCACCAGGCTCCAGAATCCTTGCAAGACCATGGCTTTGACTTGATCGATGGTGTAATCCTCAAAGCCGGATTGCCCCATATCCAGGCCAGATTTGATAAATGGCTCGGCCTCGCACCACGTTTGCGCGACCAGGCGAATAGGAACGATGGCAACATTGATGTCCATAGCCAATTCTGGCGCGATTTCAAGGCTGTCCCGGATAATTGTTTCGGTCACATTGCCCCCAGAACGTCGTAGTACAGGGTCACAGAATCCAGCCGGAACGAGGCGCTGTCATAGTTCCGGAAACGCAGCGCAAACTCTGTCCCGGCGCATTCAACCGGGATCATCCCGGCAGGGCGTGTGTTGCCTTTCACCTTGACCGGGGTTGTGTAGGCATCCGGATCGCGCACATCAAAGCCAATCGAAAACTCGCATTGGCCGTCAACCACTACGTCCGCGCCATAGACATGCTTCAACTGGCCTGGCGACTTGAAATCCATGTACGGCAGATCCAGCAATACCTCAAACTGTAGGCCGTCGTCTGTGAAGGTTTCGGCGTCCAGCTTGAACACATCATCGCCAGAGCGGATATACAGCTCCTGGCCAAGCTCAGCAAAGGCATCCACCGCATTCGGCAGGAAGTAGCGGCTCCAGGCGGCAATCTTGGCGGTACGCGAGATCGAGTACACAAAGAGCTGATTGCCGATTGCGCAAATGTATTGGCCGGTGCCATAGAAATAGAACGCACGCGGGAAAACGCCGGGCGTCTTAATCTCAGGGCGCACCAGGCTATCAATCGGCGATCCTACATCGACGTCGGCCAGATTATTCGTGAGCTGCAGGGTCGTGATCGAGCGGAACCCGTAATCCGATAGGAAATACAGGTCGCCAGCCACGTTGGCCACCGATCGCGGAAAGCTCGTCCCGACGTTTTCAACGATGTCATCCATGCTCATCTTGGTCGGATCAGGGTCAACCGTCCATATCTGAGCGCCATCGCGCATCAGCACCGTCAGCTTGTTTTGGTACACGCCCAGGGCATTGGCACC